AAAGGGATGAAGAAAAAATTAACATCTTCAAAAACTGCTAATGATCCAAATTCTAGAATTAATAAAGCACTTCGGGCTTGGAATTGCTAGTCTATTAATATGTACTATAACTATGGCTGATATAAAAAATACAAAAGATTTTATGAAAGCAATAGAAGAGGTAAGGAAAGAATATCCTGAAGAATCTATTGAAAGAAAAATTCCTAGTTCTTTTATAGCTACAGTTGCTGCTACAGAAACTGGTAATTTTAATTTTAAAAATGCACCTACTGCAAAGAATGCTAATAATTTTTTTGGTATGCATGCAACAGGTGATCAAAAATTTTTAGAGACTAGAGGCGGTGCTAAACTTAGAAGTTTTGATGATAGTAAAGCTAGTATAAGAGCATTTTATAATTTAATGGTAAGTGATGAAAGATACAAAAATGTTATAGAGTCTATGGACAAAGTAGAAAATATGTTTCAAAATATGGGTGAAAGTCCATATGCACAAAATCCTAATTACACAAACTTACTTACATCTGTATATACTAATAATATTAAACCTATAATGCAAACGGAGAATATGTTGGTTCCTAAAATAAAACCTATGAATCAACAAATGGATTATTTAAAATAAAAAAGGGGAGCTATTAAACTCCCCTTATCGCAGGCAACACAAGGCATCTAGAGTTTTACTCTAGGTGTCTTTTTTTTTGGATCTCCTATAGAGTGATCTATCACCCCAACGCTTAGTCCAAATCCAGCTACTCAATGATACAATCCAACCTTCTAATTTACACATTATTGGATTGTGCCAAAAGTAATATCTAAATTTATCTTTCATTATATTTTAGGTACACCCAGTAGAGGTCTACCATCAAATTTATTTTTACTAGCAAAAGGACCATTAATATGATTATAATGTAAAAATACTTGACCACAAGTATTACCTTGAAATGGTTCTCTCCAATGTTCTAATTCACATCCACTATACACAAGCATATCTCCTACATCTAGCATAACCTCAGTGCCTTTTGGTGCGTTAGGTTTATGTATATTTTTATATTCATTAATAACATTATTACTACCTGTACCATCAATAAATATAGACCATTTATCACCACCTAAATGTACAGTAGTTGATATCTCACAGCTAGGTCTATCTTTATGTCTTTTTAATATATCACCTTTTTTATATATTCTTGCATAAGAATAAGTTGGTAACAATTCTAATCTTGTTTCTTGTTGCATTACTGGTAATACTTTCATCATTAAAGTTTCCATTACAGGATCTGCATAATGAGAATATGTATTTGGTACTTGTTGATCATTCCATGTACCAAACATACCATTATCAAATATAATATTATTTTTATACATCCAATCTACAGACTCACGTTTAAGCATAAAATAATTATATATAAAATTAGCTAACTCATATGATATAGCATTTTTTATTACTTGATACTTCTTAATATTAAATGTCATACAAACATACCTTTTTGTAAAAAATTAAATGATACTGATATTCTTATATCATTAGATTCATTAGGATCTACACAGTGCATTAACCAAGATGGAAACATAATACACCTACCATCAATAGGTTCATAATGTGTTTCTCTATACAGTCTTGTGGGTAATTTACCTTCTTTATGATTTGGTCTAATCATAGATGCAGAAGATCTTGGGTCATCTACTTTTAAATAGCCAGATTTTTTTGGTGCTTTAACATAATAAACTCCAGACCATAGAGAGTTAGGATGTTGGTGTGCCCTATTCATACCACCTGGTGGATTTACATTAGCCCACATATTACCTAAGAATGGTTCTGATTCTAAATGTTCTTCAATATAAATTTTATTCTGGGCTTCATATAAAGCATTTACTAATTTTTTAAATTCTGGTTTTGTATGCATATTAGTTGTTGAATGCCAACCTTTTACATTAGTTCTAATAATACCTCTATCTTGATTCATCCAATTAATAATATCTCTTTCTAATTCTGTATTTAAATTTTTATTTTTAATATCTAAAATATAAATAGGTGTTGGAAAATGTAATTCTCTAATCATTTAAATGGTGCACCTCCAAACCACATAACTAAAGATTTTCTATTACCACGTATTACAGGTTTAACTCTATGTCTAATAAATGATGCAAAAAATACAGCATGTCCTTGTTTTATTTTTGCAACTTTACCTTCAGCCATTAGTTCTAAATCCCCACCTTCAAACTCTGATTCAGGAGATAACAAACAAGTCATAGATATTTTTCTAACAGGCGGTTCATGTTGCATGTTCACATCATTATCTACATGCCAATCATAAAATCCACCTTCTGGATATTCTGTATATTGTGCCATCTCTGTAATAGTCATTCCATCAAAACCAAAATGATTACCATTAGTAGTTTTCATAATATGTTCAATATCTTTGTACATATCACCCATTTTTTTAAATGGTATCCAACTAATATGTGAGGTTCTTGTTTTAGTATCCATAATTCCACCTTTAGTACCTTCTTTACTTCCAACCTGTGCATCGTTTCTAGGTTCACTTCTTCCTGCATGAATTATTTTCTGACATTGTTCAGGTGTAAATATTGGTGTAGTTGTTTCTACTATAAAAGATTTCCAACGTGGTTCTGTAATTATCATATAGCCCCTCTATTTTTTATTGGATCAAATTGCACATCACAGTTTGCAGCAAGAGTTCGTCTAGTCTCTGTTGTCCCATTAAATGGATATACACAGTGCCTCATATCATATGGAAATACATAAAAATCTCTAAGATCCATTGGTGGTTGATAATCTATTTTGGCAAACTGACCATTGGCTGCTCCTAATATTTGTAGTCTACCATTTTGTTGTATATGTTCTGCTGAATATTCTTTACCAAATGTAGAGGGTAGTTTTAAAATCATAACACTAGACAATCCTGTAAATAACATTCCTCTGTGTATATGTGCTGGATTGTATTCGTGTTGTTTCATTTCATTAACCCATATAGAATTTAAATGAGTATCATAATCTTTAATTTTATTAAAAGCTAAATAATGTTTAAACATATTCATAAAATAATCTGTTACATTTTTTGGCAATAGATTGTGGTTTTTCATTTTTGTTTGATCTTCACCATGATAAAATAATGAATGTTCGTTTTTTATTTTACCTACTAATTGTTGATTAGCAGGTGCAAGGTTATGAAAATTTTGTTCGTATATCTGATTAATAGTAGTAAATATATCAAGAGGCACTTGATACTTTAAAACAGATTGACCTAAGAATATAAAATTAAAATTAATCTTTTGGTTTATCATTATTAGTTATTTTATCTAATTCTTTATAACTACTTTCTAATTCACCACTAGCTTTAATTCTTTGTAATGATTGCAATTGACCCATTACATTAAATATTTCAGCTTCACTTGAATTTGAATTTAATGTTTTTGCTTTCTCATGATATTGTAATCCGTAAGATTCTAATTGGTGTACATTAACATCTTTGTCATTAAATGACCCATCATTAAACTCACCTTTTAGTTTAGACCACATTTTAATTTCACGCATTCTGTGTTTAGCAACTTTTTCCATAGATGCCTTACCAAATCTAGCTTCATCTAAATCTATTTTATATTTAGTTGCTTTGTATTCATCTTCTTCTTTTTCTATTTTACCTTCTAACCATTTTATTTTTGCTTCATTTCTTCTGTAATCAAACGATAAAGCCATTAGATTATCTAAGTAAGATGACTGTTCTCTTACACACTGCCAATACTTTGATGCTTTAGTTGGATATCTATTATCTTGTAATACAGAAAACCTTGCTTCTGTTTCTGTTCGAAACATTTGTTTCTTGGTCCAAGTGTCTCTAAGCTCGTCTACCATACCTTTAAACGATGATAGATCTTCTTGTGTTAATAGATTATTTAAATGTGGTTCTTCACCTTGTATAACTTCTTTAACGTCTTTTTTCATATTATACCTTTTGTATTAATTGTTTTATATCTTCTTGTAGTTTCCTACCCACAGAATTTGCATGATTAATTACTGCAGCACACAAATTTCCATGGTAAGGATAACCTTTTAATGCTTCCCTAACTTTACCTACGGGTTTACCTCCATAGTCAATTACAATAGCATTATCTTTGTTTAGACCAATCTTTAATTCAAATAGTATACCAGTGTATTTATCTAAATTATTTTTTTCTGACATCCTCCCCTCCATTTAAATCAACAGGTGTTAGTGTTGATAGTGAGTTCATTAATTTAACAACCTCACCATAAGGTCTAGTCATTAAGTATCTCATAATATCCATAAGTCTTTCAGAATCTATGTGATACATTCTTGGTGCAGTCTTTTGTGTTTCTTTCTTTTGTTCAGCCATTTGTCCTCCTATTATTAAAATGGTATTTCGTCTTCATTAGGATAAAATTTATCTATAACTTTTATTTTATCACACGCACATGATATTATTTCTAATTGCTTATCAACCTCTCCAGCAAAATGTGAGTGTTCACTTACACCTACAGGTTTTTCTAGATATACTTTTATTGTAGCATTTGCTATATCTACTTCTGATTCATACTTTTTTTTCAAAGCCTTCATTAGTTCTTCCATTACTCTGCTCCTTTAAATTGGTAGTATTTGTTTTCTACTAAATCCTCATCATCTAAATATGGATTAGTTTTTGCTAGTTTAGATTCTCTAGCATCTCGTAGTGTTTGGTTTAACGTTCTACCTTGACGTAAACAACCTGCAACGAAATCTTCTACTTCTATTATTGCTTGCTTAACTTGTCCCATTATTAACCTCCTTGATTAATCTATTTAAATACCACTGTGCCTTTTCTAAATCTTGAAGTGGTTCTCCTTTAAACTTATATCTTGAAACATATTTTAAAACATTACCTTTAAGGTATCCATGATACTCATCACTTTCCATGCAGTCACGAATGACATCTATAGTTTCTTTTTTACCATGCATATAATGTGAAGGTGAATGTACATTATCATGCTTTCTTTCATTCTCGTATGATACATCATGGCTATGATCTTTTTCATATTTATAAGTTCTTTTAGAATCTATTGGTTCTTCAAAAACGTAATCACTTGTTGCCATATTCTCTCCTAATAGTTTTAATATCAATAGTTTCTATATTGTAATTACCATCTTTAATTTCTCTTTTAAGTATAAGACCACTCCACCACATGTGCTGTGTATCTCTAGCAAAATGCTCTGAATGAGATAGATAACACCCTGCAGATAATCCATGTATCTTTTTACCATTTGGTAATGTAGATATAGCATAATCTAATAAATGACTATGACCTACTGTAGCAGAAACTTTGTGTTTTGTCAAGAGAGTTCTACCAATATTTTCACCAGATATTGCAGATCCCATAATACCAGATGGAAAATGATGTGCATAGTGTATACCATCTACTACTTTCATACTTCTATATGGTACTTCTTGCCAACCATATTGTTTAAATTTAAGATCACTTATCTTTAGTGTACCATCAAGTTCTGGATTCTCATCTACGAATCTATCTATTCTATCTTCATGATTACCATGTAACATAATCTTTC